ACATTTACTAATGCTTCAATATACAGATATTTTAAATCTGTTATTTCTAGATCAATACCCCCAACCGAATATTTTTTAATTTCTCTCTTAATATTATCTTTCACTAAATTTGAAAGATATGATCCATTTATTGGTTTAATGCTGGCAAAAACTTTTCCATATCTGGGGGGAGATAAATCCTCCCCACCAAATACAGATATTGACTCTGTTTCTGGATAAACTTTAGGAATTATATACTCATAATCTGTAGAAGTAACTGCTCTGTTTTGAGAGGCATATGTTTGTGGTGCATATTTTTTGATCGATTCAACACTCTCAATATCTGCTCCTGCATATGAGGGTGTGTTAACTGTTATACCAGATATGCCGCTAGTGATTGCAACATTGTCTCGTGTTGTTGTTAATTTACCATTAAAAGATAATTGAGATACACCGTTTGCCTGACTACCATTTGTTACAAGGTAATTTACTTCTATAAAGTTTGGATCCTCAAGTTTGATGCCAAATGAACCATCGCCAAAAATTAATTCATATCTTTCATCAGATACTTCTTGAATCCAGTAAACTGCAGACTCTCCATCAATTTCAAATAAACTATCCGAAAGATTAAACTTTCTTGTTGCATTTGAAAATTGCGATGAGCGCCATGTAACATTCATTTTTGAGGTATCAACGCCCGAATTTCCTAAGATAAACTTCTGATTCGGATCAAAAGAATCAACAGTAAATTCACTGGTTACAGGTGTTCCTTCATATACATCAATATTATCGAATGATGCAATATTGTTTACAACAGCAACTGTTATATCTTCTGTGATACAGAAGGTATAATTAGTATTTCCAAAAGATTGTGATGTAGCTACAATACCCTTGTTTAAAGTAATTGTTTGGGGTTTGACTGAATAACTTGAGGTATCAACTATGAAAGATATATTTGCTCTTGAGGCAGTTCTAGATTTGGGAGTATATCCTATATTCCTCGCCAGAGACACCACATTCTCCCTGAGAGTGGCGGAATCGATGAATACCTCATTAGATACCA